TGTTTCATCTTTCAATGATCAAAAGGTTTTGTTTAGTTATACTTGTTTTGCGAAGGATTTGGAAATTACAAATCAAAGCGCTACCAATAGCTTTATCTCTTGTCCAAAAATAGACGAGTTGAGTAAGAAAATTGCCTGGGCCAAGGGAGAGATGAAAAGCTTGCTTATTGCGGCATTTTATCAAATCGTTGGCGAATTGGATACTCAATTTCAAGAAAAACTAGAAGATATATCCAAATTTGTTACGACTCTTGATGTGATTCATTGTAAAATGACGATTGCGAAAAAATACAACTACTGCAAACCGGAAATTGTGGAGAACGAGAAATCTTTTGTAGAGATTGAGGATTTGCGTCACTGCATCATTGAACAGATTCAACAAAACGAACTTTATGTGGCGAATAGCGTAACTCTAGGTAAAGGAAAAGGGTCAAATGAATGTGGAGTTGACGGCATCCTCTTGTATGGGACCAACGCCGTGGGCAAAACAAGTTTTATTCGGTCTATTGGCATCGCCGTTATCATGGCACAGGCCGGTCTTTATGTTCCTGCGCGCACCTTTAAGTTCAAACCGTATAAATATATATTTACGCGCATTTTGGGAAACGATAATTTGTTCAAAGGGCTCTCCACCTTTGCAGTGGAGATGTATGAGCTGCGTACCATCTTGCGATTGGCTAATCAGGACAGTTTGGTTTTGGGCGACGAGTTATGCAGCGGAACAGAGAGCACGAGCGCTATAAGCATTTTTGTGGCAGGAATAGAATCGCTGCAGAAACGCGGGAGCAGTTTTTTGTTTGCTACGCACTTGCACGAGATTACTAGTTATGAGGAAATTGTGGGTCTTTCTGCCGTGAAACAGATGCATATGCAGGTCTTGTACGACAAGGAGAGAGACGCGCTAATATACGATCGTAAATTGAGGGATGGTCCGGGAACGAGCAGCTATGGATTGGAAGTTTGCAAATCGCTGCAACTGCCGTCGCAGTTTTTGGATAGAGCGCACGAAATCCGAATGAAGTATAGACCGGAACAAGCAAATATACTTTCTCTCAATACCTCCCATTTCAATAGTCAAAAGGTAATGGGTTTGTGTGAGAAGTGCAAGGTGGCGGTGGGCGAAGAAGTTCATCATTTGCAACCGCAGAGAGAAGCAAATGAGGAGGGGATAATTTATAATGCAGACGGTTTTCTCTTTCACAAGAATCATCTGGCGAATTTGATGACCTTGTGTGAGAAATGTCACAAGGCTGTACATAATAACAAAGTTTCTTCCGTTGGACATAAAAAGACAAAAACGACAAAGGGTTCTAGGTTAGTTAAATAATAAATATTCCATACCAACATTTTTCAAGGAAATGACCATTTAATAAATTATCTCCATTATTTACCGTATTTATTAAATCTGTGTAATACTCTTTGCTTCTATTGAAGATTTGATTTGTTTTTATCATATAAATTCCTTGGACACTGTAGCGTGGAGTTTTTATATGGAAATATTTTTTGAACTCGTTTATATTTTCAAATTTATGTTGAATCAAATCGCAATTTGAATGTTTATTTGCTTCATGTGTTGAACAATAACCAATTTTTATCATTTGATTATGTGAAATATTAATGACTCTCTTCATAAAAAAATTATTATTAATCAATAGAACATTATTAAATTTCAACTTACTTATATTACCCACTAAAATATTTACTTGTACTTTTTTATACCATAAATCACAACTTCCTGGCAAAAATAAAGTATTTTCACACAATGTCTTGTCATAATTTGAAATAATATGATATAAATAAGTATGATCGCATCTCCCAACATTATCTAATTTTGTATGTATATAACTTGCTTTACAATTTGGAACTTCATCTGATTTTGAATAAATAAATATTCTCGCATGTTTAGGTATAACTGTATCAACCCAACTTAAATCTTCTTTATAATGAGCTATTACAATGTCAAGCGACTCATTTTGTTTAGAATTATTATTGTGCAATAATCCAAATATATTATAAAATAATAATGGATAGTTTATGTGAAAAATGAATATGATTATTAATAATAATAAAAACGTAATTTTTATAATAATATTATTATTGCGTTTTAATTTCATATATATCAATGTATATATTACTTGTATAAATTTAAATTATTCAGTGAACAGCGGTGTGATGTGTTGATTGTGAATGGGGTGTTTGTAAAAAAATGTAAAAAATATGAAGAGGGAGATGGCACACGGAACAATATACTTTATATACTTGTGTTTTCTGTTGCGATACCAAATATAAATTAAACTGGAGAGAATAATTATTGTTTTTACATTGAATAGTTGTTTGTTGTAATATCTTGATACATGTGGTAGGTGAGTGGGATTGCTCCCGAGAACATAGTTTGGGTCAATGAGTTTTTTTTCAAGGTAAGTAATAGAGCATTCGTTTCTTAAGAAGCCCCAATGTATGGTTTGGAAAAGAACAAATAAAACAAAATAAAGGTCGTATATGGGATTGAATAAAAAGATGTAGAGGCAAAAAAACGCATCAATAGAAACGTGGATGAATTGAATAATGTCTAGTAATAGGTTTCCCGTCATTTGATAGATATGCTATACTATACTATATTATTAGGAGATTTTATTGAATTGTTTTGTGAGAAGCGGGAGTTTTATATACGCAACTAAAAGCAACATAAATACGAGTGCATATTTTACATATTTGTGATTTTTTCTATAAAATATTAAAATTAAAACGGTTAATAGCCAAAATGCTTCTTTGATGATTGCATAGTTTTGATTGTTGTGATAGTAAAAAGTTTTATGATATGGATTACTATCAATTTCTTGTCCCATTACATAATTTGAATCGTTTAGTTTCTTTTCAATATAGGATAAGATACATTCTCCTTTGAAAATATAGAATGGTGTAGATGATGCCAAAATACCTAATATAAAATATATATCATTTACTGGATTAAAAAAAAACGGATATAATAAAATATTTACGTCTTTGGCAAAATTGATACTATGTAGATAATATATAATTATTTCTTTCATATGATTACGTTTTTATATATTGCAAATACTTTACTTTTTTCTTTTTTGTTTTTTATAAAAAAAATAAATATACAAGCCATAAAAAATAAAAATTTTATAATGCTATAGACAATGTATATCAATCCAACTCCAAAAATTTTTGAAAGAGTGTACAATCTAGAATATCCTGGCTCTGGTTCTTTGTCCATATTCAAAAATTTGATTGTCCAACTTTTAATAGATGAAATAACTATATTATCTTTCTCTCCCCAGGTTTGTTTATTTTCTGTTTCTGGGAAGGTTTGATAACAAAGAGGCATGTAGTATAGATATCTTGTCGCGATACTTCTCTCAATAATGACATCCCAATGTTTCAAATTCAAGTTGAGTGTTGCGCTCCTAACCTTTTGAGAATAAATGATTGCGTGCGTACAAAGTGATTTAAACGAATAATACTGTTGAAAGTCAAAAGTAGCTGGGGCGATAAGAATAGGAACACAGCCCAAATAATAAATAAATTCCTCATTATTTTTTTCAAACAAAAATGAATTTACTCTATCTAAATGCTGTTGTTTTTTGATTTCTTGTGAAAAAATAAAGTCGTCCTCCAAGATTAAAATACTTCCATATCCTTGTTCGTCTGCATGTTTGAAACATTGCAGAAACGCGTCTGTCAAGTCTTGATAACTAATTTGTTCAATGAGTTTTTTATGACACGTTTTAAACCCTTGATTATGAACAATATATACGGTGCTAGTGGGTTGAAATGAAGACAATTGATCTTGTATTTCTGTGAGACGACCATTATTTTTTAAATGAATGATATACGTTGCGTCTACAGATGGATCTAAGAATCCTTTTGTATAACTCAACTCTTCAAAAGTATAACAATGTGTATTGTATGGAACGTCCATTTCCATATAATACTTAGTGATTATTTTTGAGATATATTATAATATAAATAATATGTAAGTATGTCAAACTTTAAAAAAATATCAAAACAAAACAATATTATAAAAAAAGTAATTATTTTTATTATTTTTGTGTTTGTTATAGTTCTACTGTTTAATATAGAGTTTTTTTATAGATATATTTCTTCTAGATATTTTTTAAAAAATAATAATAAAATGGAAACTATACCAAATAGCATACTAGACTTGCCAAATAACTATTATTACAAAAGCGATTTATCAAATGAAAAGTTAGTAACTCTTGTTGCGCATTATAATGAAGATTTAACTTGGATAAATGATACAAAATCTCCATTTATAATATCAAGTAAAAATACAAAGGATAAAAATTTATATGTTTCATTGAATAAAGGTAATGAAGTTAGTGCATATCTTAGTTATATCATAAAGTACTACGATGCGTTGCCAGAATATACTCTTTTTTTACATGGACATTTTATTGATTGGCATCAATTTAGTAAGGCAAACGACATAATTAATAAACTTGAATATTTATTAAAAAATGACAACAGTATAGAATATTTAAATGTAAATAATATTGGAATAGACGATAGATACCAAAATAATCCAACAATAGAATACTTAAGAGTTAACGTATGGAAAAATGTATTTGAAGAAGAGCTTGGTCCAATGCCTACAGCATTTTATGATAAATGTTGCGCACAGTTTTTAGTAAAGAGAGAAAGAATAAAACTAAGAAGTAAAAAGTTTTATTCAAGACTGTTAAATTACGTTTTATATGAAGATGAATATAAAGTAGACGCAACTCATTATATTTCTGGGTATATATTTGAATATATATGGCACTACATTTTTGGAGAACCTGCTTTTATGAATTATAATAACAGTAGAAATAGTTTTATTGGGAATAATTTTTATTATAGAGATTTCTTTAGTGTTTGAAACTATAATTTCATATAATGGTTGATGAAAATTAAATTATCCTTATATTATAATATTTATATGAATAATTTAAAAAGAGTATTTTTTGCAAAAGTTTTACATTTTTTTCATTTTTGTATTGACGTGTTTGCATTTTCATACATTTTTATTTTTCCAAAAAAATATGATATTTATTTAATTACGTTTGTATTCTTTCAAGCGTTACACTGGATTTTATTAAAATATGAATGTTCATTGAGTTATACCGAAAAATGGTTGTTAAACAAAAACTATAAACTAGGAGATGATATATCTTATATACCCCACGAAAAAATATACGGAAATAAAATTTTTGCAGATGTTAAAAATATTTTATTAATTTGTGTTTTATTAATAGTTTACAAAAGAAATAATGGTGTTTATCTAAGAGCAATCTTAATATTTGAATTATTAATTATTTTATATGTTTTACTTTTAAAACATCATAGATTTTTGCAAAAACAAAAATATTATTATTAAATTTTCACATAATTATAACCTATTTCTATTTTTATAAAAAACGTACGTAACAAAAATTATAAGGATAGTTAATAAAGTCTCATTGAATACTTTTTTATATATATGCAACTTATTTTCATAGTATATATTTTCTAACTGTTTATAATTATGTTTACCTATAGCAGCTGGAGCAATATGATCCATTCTAAATCCAAAGTGACTATTATAAAATATGTAAAAATATCTTGTAAGCACTAAAAAAATAAAACTTGTTATTGGAGAAACTATTTTACTACGCACAGGTGCAACATAAATAGATACAAGATTGAATACAGTAATAATAAATAATCCAATTTTTGAAATTATATTATCTCCAGGAACAATCTCGTCAAAATCATCAAGGTCTGTAGTTTTTCCCATGTAATAATTTGGATAATGAGTTTGTTTGTATACATAAGAAAGTATGCATTCATGGTTCAACAATAACCAAGATATTTGTGTAACTGTATTGAAAATAGTAAAGCAAAAATCATAGAAAAAATTTTTTGGAATAATGAAAATATAAAATGCTGTAAAAATAGCAAGACATAAATGGATTGTTGCTATTATTTTACCTAACATATATATTCATGTTATTTTCTTTTTATTAATTTGTAAGTATATCATTTATTTTTTATTACATACAACGTTCCTATTACAAAAAATAGTAAAAATAGTAAAATAAAATTTTTTTTTAATAAATTTAATGTAATATATGGTAATTTTGTAAAAAAAATCATTAAATATTTTTTCTTTTTATTATAATTGTATATAGAATAAAATATAAAAAATAAAATTATTATAAAAACAATTGGTCTAGATAAAATATTTTTTCCAAAATGAAACATTATATTCGGAAGCCTTTTTAAGTAAAAATCTTGTTGTAGTTTTTTTTTTATATTATCTCTATAATTGTAATTTAATTTAATAATAATATC